GATGCGGGAGTAGAACCGGAAACGCCGAACACTAACGAAGAAACGGAAGAAACGCATGCGAACGATCAGAACTTAAAGGCAGCACTTGCACAGGAACGCGCAAGACGTAAGGCAGCGGAAGAACGTGCTAGACAATACGAAGCACAACAACGGCCAATTACATTGCCAGATGAAGAAGTATCAAATATTCGCGACTTTGTACGCCGTGAAGCATTGAAACGCTTTAATATTACGGCGGAAGATTTAGAAAGTCTTATGTTTGAAGATGTACAGAAATATAACGAGTTCATTCGTTTTGAAGCCAACGCAGAATATACAATTACTAATCAGCAAATGGCGATACATCAACAAAGACAAACTAACATTAATTTCGTAAATGAAATTAAATCATTACCGAACTTTGGGGAATTGTATCAACGCGGTTTAGAAAAGCTAAACGGAATGACGATGCGCGATGCACAACCGATTAACGATGCTTTTTATCGTGTTGATATTGGCGAAGGTACGGAAGCCGATTTTGAAACCATTAGAAAATTTGTAACAGAATTGCAAAATGAACGGCTGACAAGTACCGAAGTACCGAACAACCCTTTACAAGTTGCGGCTACGTTGCCAAAAGCTGGCGCGTTAAATGGTGGCGTTCCTACGCCTAACAAAGTAACGGAAGAAGATATTTTAAAAGCGTATCAAACGGGCAATCTTGATGCATTGCCGGACGATGTGCGCAAATATTTTGACGAATTATAAGAGGTAAAACATGGCAGAACAAAGAAATCAAGTTAATATTCCAGCGGCCTTAGTTCCTAAAGTATGGACCAAAAAAGTATGGCGCGAAGGCTTGAAAGAAAGCTATTTTGATAAATTTACAGCATTGGACGGTTCCAACGTTGTACATAAGAACAAAGATTTAGAAAATGTAAAAGGTGATAGCGTAGTATTCGGATTGATGATGAACTTAACAGGTTCCGGCGTTGAAGGTAACCGCGCTAAATTATCTGGCGCAGAAGATAGCTTAAACACTCAATTAGTGCGTAATGCGGTTTCCCGTTTTGAAGCGGACGACCAAAAAACACAATATGATATGTTGAAAGAAATCAAAAGCGCATTGAAACAATGGTTATCTGATTGGTTAGACGATAAATTAATCTCTAAACTTTCCGCAACACCTACTAGCGGCGAAGTATTATATGCAAGCACAGCTAATACACAAGCAAGCATTACGGCAAACGATAAATTGACTACAACTATTATTTCCCGTGCGAAACGAAAAGCGATGATGCACGGCCCTAAAGTACAACCAATTAAGGTTGACGGCATGGACAAGTATATTATGCTTGTATCTCCATGGGCGGCTCGTGATTTAAAAGACGATGAAAAATGGCTTGTAGCACAACAAAACGCAAATGTTCGCGGTTCTAAAAACCCTATCTTCACAGGTGCATTAGGCGAATATGACGGTGTAATTCTTTACGAATACGAACGCGTATTATCTGATACTACAGGCGCATCTAGTGCAAATGTATGTCATAATTTGTTGTTGGGTAAACAAGCAGCATGTTTCGCAGTAGCTAGACCAGCGAAACACATCGAACAAACAGACGATTACGGCAACATTGCTGGTAATGGTATTGCGTTCTATGGTGCAGTTGAAAAAACTAAATTCAATAGCAAAGACTACGGCGTAATTCAAGTAATGACTGGCGGCGTTGTTGAACGCTAATTTATAGGTATAGGCGGGGTGATACCCGCCTTTATTCTTATATGGGGTGAATATGAACGTAAAACAAATAGTAAATAGGGCGTTCATGCAAATAGGCGATACATCGCAAGAAACGTATACACCATACCAGTTATTGGAGTATTACAACGAAGGCAATCACCTATTGAACGCTTTAATTAGCCAATATTGCCCTAGCCTTGCAACTGCCACACATGAAGATAACGGAACGGGGCGAATTGTACTACCGTTTCAATGTATCGGTGTGTTAAAGGTACAAGCAGATGATGCGGAAGTGCAAGGGTATCATGTATTGAATTTACAAACGGTGGTATTTGATGCAGATCATGAGCAGAAAATCACCGTTGATTATATAAAGACGGCTGGATATAAAACGCTAGATGATGAAAGCGGACTACCGGCAGAACTTGAAACGTTGTTAGTTGACTATATCGTGTACCGCGTAATGAATATGGATATAACCGGCATTACTGCCAATATGGTAAACGCACTACAAGCGATTAACAGCGGACTAGGTGAAAATGATTGCATTATAGCGGAAGGGTATTGGGATTATGGTTGTAAAAGAACTGATTACTCTAATTAATGTTGAAAGTAACGAAATACTAGATGAACAATTAGAATATATCCAGTACATTAACGCAGCTATTGATTGGCTAGCTACTATATTGGTTAGTATTAAAGACCGCGAAGTAGTTAAGAATACGGATATACCGAACTTTATGGGGTTCGTTCCAAAGAGTGGCTATCCTATCCGCATCATTAACGGAACGTTTGAAACATATGACGGGGAAATAGTAAAAGGCGTATTTTATAGCGTACGCAAAAACCATGTTGATGATATGGACGATCCTATTCCGTTTTCCGAATTCTTTCATCAATATCTAGTGCAGCTTATATCTTTTATGGTGAAGAAAAAATCCCTTATGACTGATTATGCTGCCTATGATAAGACCTTTATTGACTACATCACGGAACAAATTAAAGTTGCAAGGGGTATCACATAATGGGCGTAAAACAGGTAGCAACAACAAACGGTTTCCGGTTTGGCCTTGATTGGTCGAACCCGCCCGAAAATATTGATATGCAAGCCCTAACGCAGGCTAGACAATTCGATAGAACGGATAATGCATTGCGTACAGTCCCAGGGGTTAGAGTACTGTATGATTTCGGCTTGCCTATTGAAACGTTGTATTACGATGTGTATCGAAAGCGTTGGTATTTTTCATCGAATAAGAATTTATATGAAACAGATTTCAGCACTCGCAAATTATTAGGGGTATTAAGTGGTGTGCAAAAGCCTATGTATCATGCATTCGGTGGTGATATTCTGATTGCTAGTGGCGGAAAGCTACAGGCGATTACGGGAGCGGGGCAACTCATTACAGTAGAAAGCCCTACATGTGAAATGGTATCCAGTCATTCCGGACGTGTGTTACTTTCATCGATTTATTCGCACCGGTTGAATTGGTCGGCGGTAGGTGATTATCAATCATGGACACACAATGGGAATGATGCATCTAGTGCGCAGTGGTTAGACGTCGGGTATAAAGACCAGGGCAGTATTATTGCCGTTGATTTCCTAACGCGTGCAATTATCGTATATAAGGAATACGGGCGCGTGTATCAAGTAGTGGGGACACCGGACGAAAACAACTTAACTGTTTACCCGCTATCATCTACTGGGTATTGTAGCGGTTCAACTTGTAATATCGACGATAGATCATATTATCTAGGCGAACAAGGGTTTATGTCATTCATGCCTACTAATACGTATGCAGAAATACAACCTTTTGAAACTGGGCTTAATATCAATTCCTACTTGCTTAAATACATCACTAAAGATTGTGAAATGTGGCATGTACCTAGCCGTAAGCAATTGTGGATAAAGCCCTACAATGGGGATAGCTTATTCATCTATCATTACCTACCACGATACAATGACGGTCGCGGAGTATTCACATCTAGAAAATTCACGTATAACATTAATTCCGTTGTAAGCGTTGATAAAGATGTATATGTAGCCTATGGCAATAAGATTGGTATTCTTGATGAAAGCATAGATACAGATGACGGCGTACAAATTGAAACCTCTATTATTAGTGGCAACCGATTGGCTACACGTCAATTCATCTTGATTATGAACTACAATTTCGTAACACATAATATTATTAATGGATACGGCACAATTGGCATTTCCAATAAGAAGGCTAAGCCTATTAATTTTGCTAGTAAGGCTACTAAGACATATTATGCAACGATGAAAACTATAAACGCTACAAACAAGATGAACACTAACGAATATACCAAAGCGTATAAGATTGGTGGCGGGGCTAATCGTAATGTGCAGTTTAAAATACACGTTCAAAAAGGGGCTATATCCCTAAGGCAGTTAGATTATACATACGAGGAAGTATAAAATGGCATATAAAGAAAAACACCCTTTGGATATCACACCCCAAGGGGATACGGTTCAGGATAGCATTCAGAAAAACCGGGCTGAAATATTAGAAGTCGCCAAAGCCGTAGAATTAAAGGCTAGTGGTGGCGGTAATACAGGCGGTGGCGTGCTACGGAATAGGGTGCTAAACGGTAAGGTTGGTAATAGTGAATGGGCGTTTTTGATTGGTGATAACCTAAGTGTAATGATTGACGGCAGTCAAACACCTGTATTATTATCATTCGCCGACGGGTACGATGATAATGGAAGTGTAGACTATGTAAGTACGATTACAAATAAAACGAGTGCATGGAATTTACCAGCACGATCTACATTGTATTTATATATCGAACGTTCCGCATCGGGTGCGTTAAGTTATGGCAGTACTACTATTGAACCAGTGCGCCAAGCCAGTGCGCCTAAGGCTGAAATGGATAAAATGCACTATAACACGGTAGCCGATAAGATGTACCTATATAACGGCGTACAATGGAAGTCAGTGTTTCGTATTGTAGTCGCTATTGTAGTTACAGATAGCACATCGGTTAAAAGTATTAAGTACTACCGCCCTGGTTTTAGCGGTGATGTAATGGCTGACCGTTCTATTACTAGCAATAAAATCGGTATTGGCGAAGTCAAAAGCGACAATATCGGTAATGAACAAATCACTAGCGCGCATTTAGCGAAAAGCATTAATGATATGTTTGATGCGGTGCGAAAGGATATTGATGAGTTAAAACCTAAAATAAACGAAGTACTCACAAAGGCATATCCTGTAGGTGCGATTTATTGCAGTACCGTTTCAACGAACCCTAACGAACTGTTTGGGTTTGGTACATGGGAATATATCGAACAGGGTAGGGTACTGTTATCTCAAGGTAATAAGTATAACGCTGGTACTACTGGTGGCGCAGAAACACATACATTGACAG